GTGGATGTTGCCGGTGACGACGATGACCACCGGCACCGGGCGGGCCTGGATCGTGACCGGGGCGCTCGCCAACTCGCCATCGAACGTCTCGAACTGGTAGTCGTACCCCTTGGCCGGGTCGATGCCCGCGTCGGTGAAGGGCGTGGCCGTATCGGTCGCCAGCAGCACGTAGGCGGATCCGCCGGCATCGCGACGGCTGATGCGCACCGGGTGTGTCGCGCTGTAGACGATGACGATCGACGTGCCGCTGTAGGTCGCGGTGAAGACCTCGGGCGCGGCGGGCTTGTCCGGTTCCTCCACCGTTGGCGGAAGCGGTCGGGTGGCCCTCACTAACGCCCGTTCGGACTCGTACCCCTGCGCGTCGATCGACGACAGGTAATACCGCGTCTCCCGACCGGGCAGCGACGCCGTGTCGGTATAGGCCAGCGTGCCGGCGGGCAGGTTGATCGTCTCGGGGATAGTTTCGGGAACGGTCGCCGGTTGCCCGGTGGCGTCGATCGTCTGGCGGTCCAATGAACGTTCAGCCAGCACCCGCCAGCCACTGACCGTCTCGGCGTTCCATTCCAGCAGGTTGTGCATGGGCGTGGCCGTCGCGGTGAACCCGACCGAAGGTGCCGACCGCTTCGGCCTCGTGACCGTCTGGCTCGCGCTCGTTGACGACTTCCCCGTCGCCGCGTCGTAGGCCACCACGCGGTAGCTGTACTGCGTCCCAGGGGCGGGCAGGTCGGTGTACGTCGTCGCGTTCGCCGCCAGGGTGGCGACCAGCGTCGAGGCGAGGTAGACGCGAATCTCCGTCCCAGCGGTGGCCGCGAACGTCAGGACCACGCCGTCGGCGGTCGCGTCGAGCGACGACAGGACCGGCGCGGCGGGCGCGGGGGTGCCGAGCGAGGCTAATTTGATGCCGATGGTGGGCATTTAGTGTGGTAGAATCGGGGGATGAGCGACGAAAACAGCTACCTGCCGGACTGGGGCCGAAGCACGACCGAAACGGAAATATCGCTGATGCAACAATGCTGTACGATCCAACCGGGGAACGGTTATCAGATCGTGCCAGCCGATCGCCTCGCCTATAACCCTCTCACAGCCAAGGGCGACACGTCGAACCGCCTGCTCATCATCCGACACGGAAACATGGTGGCGGTCATGCTGGAGGATTCGGAATCGTTCAAGATCGCTGAGGCTCATCCACGCGATGCGCTGTTGATGATATTGGGCGGGCAAATGTGGCTCGTGCCGCCCAATTCAGGCAAGGTCATTCACAAAGGCGAGTCAATGACGGTCGTAGAATGGTCTACGCTTCCCGCCGTGTTTCCGCCCGACAGCACGCCAGATGGGATCAACCACCAGTCATCGCCACCTGATGCGTAGCACCATTCGTCCGATAGCCGCTCGACGGCCCATCGCGGCAGCAGCTTGCGAAGTTTCTTGACGACGTGCGTCGTTCGCTTTTCGGTGTTGCCGAACATCTGTTGGGCGATCTGCCAGTCTTTCAAGTCATCGCGGAACAGCATTACTTCCACCCGGCAACCACAAAACACCACAAGCCGATGAAAGCCCACCAGAACAGCGGGTCCGTTGGCGCGGCCTTGCGGCCCATCCGCACATTCTTGGCTGAGCGCATGGCCACCACCCAGAACACGGGCAAAGCGCATAGAGTGCCAATGAGACGCAAGACGTTTGCGACGAAATGCCAGAACTGATCATCCATCATCCCGCCACAACCTTGAACTGATTGGGAAATCGCGTCTTTCCATCGACCGACGTGACGACGCCCTCAAGGTTGACGGTCATCCCCACTTCGCGGGCCTTCTCGGTCGCCAACTGCTTCTCCAACTCCGCCACCCGTCCCCGCAAGTCCGGCTTCGGCGCCCCACCGCCCGCGATGGGCGGCCTTGCCTTCACCGTCACTTCAAACACCACCGGCGTCCCCCGCTTCCCCTTGGCATCGGCCGGCGTCACCTTCACGGTGTGGACGCCCTCGCTCATCGCCGGGAAGTTCGGCACGCCCCCGTCGTCACCGAACGCCCAGAGGGGCGATGCGCCTTCCAGCCGTTCCTTCCCGCCATCCACAGAGACGTACGAGCGGTCGCCGCCCTTCAGCCAATATTCGATGTTGAACGCACCGGCGACGGTCGCCTTCGTGCATCCTTCGAACTGCTGACCGTCCTGCGTGGACAGGGCGTGACGGATGACGGTGGGGTTTGACATGGGGGTTGGGTGTAGTGAACAGACCGGACGCCACAGCGGGCCGTCCTGCGCCTGCGCGGTGGCTCGGGTGCCGCAGACGTAGCACGGCAGCCGCCGGACGCCACGTTCGGTGTAGGGGCGACGGCGGCCGTAGCGTTTGAAGGGCATGACGACAACAGGTGTTTCCGCAGCCGTTGGTATCGCAGGGAATGGGAAGGCTACTGCTTCATCGCGCCGTTGCCGTTGCCGTTGCCGTTGCCGCTCCGGTTGCGGGCCTCGGATAGCAGGATGTCCAGCTTCGTCTCGATGCGCGTCTGATTCGTCTTGCTGGCGTCCACGTCGCGCTGCACCGTCTCGATGGTCCCCTGTTGCTTTGCCACGGTACTGGCCAATGTGGCGAGCACCGATTCCAGCCGCGACTTGTCGTTCGCGTACGGCGAGTGGCGATCGACGTAGGTCTCCATCTCCTGTCGGGAGATGGTCGACTCCTGCACGTATTCCTTCAGGTCCGCACGGGTGATGAGGTTGCGACCGAGCGCAATGTAGGCGGTCAGCCCGGTCAGCACGACGCTGACCATCGCCGTGAGGGCGATCTTCATCACGTCAAGTTTTCCGTGTTCGGTCATGTGTGTCATGCGTCAAAGGGTGTGCCGTGCCGAGACGACGTATGAGATTTGTGCGACGATGGTAGCGGAAGCGACGAGTTTCGCCGACTACCGAACCGGCTCATCCTGTACAGGTTCATCCCCCACCACCGCCACCGGCACGCGCGGGCGACCTTCTGCCGCAAGCTGCGCGTCAGTCTTGGCGTAGTCGGCCGTCAGCATCTCTTCGATCTCACGGTCGAACGCGGCATCCTGCTCGGGCGTGAGCGCGCCGGACATGCGGGCGGCCCGGCGCCATGCGTCGAACGCGGCGGCGGCGGCTTTGTAGACCTCGAACGACAGGGATAGCGCGGCTAGGGCACTCGTGGCGCTCATCGTTGGACTCCGGCTTGGGCCTTGGCGGCGTCGGCGGCCAACGCTTCCAGTTTGTCGATGGCTTCCTGCAACGGCCCATCCGCCGGCCGTCGCCCCGCCGCTACGTCTGCCTTGTACTCGACGGTCAGTCGCCGCACCTCACGGATGATGTCCGGTGCCTGCTGGCGAGTGCGATCGGCCACCTGTCGCACCAGCGGCGCGTTGCGCGTCAACCACTCCGCGTTGCGGTGGTCGAACTTCCAGAACTCTTTCAGGGTGCCGACGGCGGCGACCTGCGCCCGCTCCGTGTTGACCAGGGCGACGTTCTGACCCTTCTCGACGGGCGTGATAGCGCAGCCGCTCATCGTTCCGATGAACAACGTCCCAACGGCGGTAGGCAGCGCGACGGCCAGCAGCATGAGGATGCGGATTGCGAGGTTCTTCATTGGTTCACCTTGAAGATGTCGGCGGCGGTGGGCTCATCGGCGGGCGTTACTTCGACGACGGCGGGCTTTTCGGCCTTTGGCTTTTTTATCGCACCAGCCACCTTCTTGAGCTGGGCTAATTGCTTCAGATCCTCGTCATCGACCTTGAGCGCACCCGCCTTCAGCGTGGCGATCTCTTCGGCTTGCGTGGTGACCACGCGAGTGAGCCGGGCGTTCTCTTCCAGCACGGCCTTGATGTCGATTCCGATTTCGCTCACGTCGTACTCCAAAACGAGGATGCTCTTGCCCGTCGAACTGACGCGCGTCCGAATGCCATGCAAGGGAGTGCTCATTGGACGCGAGGGTATGGCTCGTCAGCGGGCGGCGTCGTGTTCTGCGTCACCGTCCCCGTCGCGTTCGTGCCGACGTTGACGGCCAGTTTGCCATCGACCGGCACGTCCCGGTTCTTCGCGTAATCGCGAACACCCTCGGCGGCGATGGTGATGCACCCGATGGCCGTCACGCACACCAGCAACCGCCAGTCGGCGGGGAACACACCAAACATCGTCGCCAGCAGCCCCAGCGAGAACTGGTACTTGCTGTCGGTAACGACGCGCAGGAATCGTTCGATGTTTTGGGGAACGGCCATAGATGTCACACCAGTTGCGGCGACCGGCGGTAGGCGGCCCAGCGGCGGCGGATGTCGTCGCGAGGGTTTACTTTCTCGTGCTCCACGAACGCGAGGAAGGTTCGGGGGCCAAACCTGTAGACGTCGTATTTCTTCACCGCTAGATACGGACTCACTTTTTGCCCGATGCGGGGTAGTTGCCGCGTGGCGTCCGTGAAGCTGTCAGCTTCGATGCGGATAACATTGAGTCCGTCGGGGGCCACCCATGCGGGGTTACATTCGGGAAGAGAATCGTCAGGTATCGGCGTTGGGTCGTCGGGCCGCAGCTGGACGTAGTTCAACGGGACGTACTTTTCGGCCGGTTCGCTCATCTCACTCCCTCAACAACACACCGCCAACGCCGCCATCAGCCACGCGACGACGACCCAGCCCAGGGCCGCGCCCGCGTCGTCCCCGAACGTGTTGGGCGGGTGGGGCATGGGGCGGTTACTTCTGCGAACGCTGGGCGTCGCGGATGTCCTTCAGCGTCTTCTCGCCGACGCGGACGGACTTGTCGGCCAGGATCTGCTCGTCGCTCTTGTCCGCAAAGTAGGACAACGGCTTGCCGGCGAAGGTGGGCTCGTCGGCGGGCTTGGATGGCGCCTTGCCCTTCGGCGCGTTAGCCTCGGCAATGCGCCGCTCGATATCGGCGCGGTACTCTTCGTGGGACGGGGGCGGGGTAATCTCGCGGGTGATCAGGTCTTTCATGGGGTCCTCGTTTGTTTAATCTGCAGCAGCAAATCGTCGATACGTTCCAGCAGCTCGGCGGCGTATAGGTCCGGGTAGCGGTTCCGTGGAACCGTCGCCGACCGGAACGTGATGCCCAGTTGGTGCGCAACTTCCGACGCGCTCTGCGCCAGCTTTAGTTCGGCCTGCGCGCGACGCACGGCCACAGCGGTAGGGTCTGCCACGACTAACGCTCCTTATCCGTTTAGGCGATCGGGAACGGGTAGGCCGTCGGCGCGGCGTACGAGGCATTGCCGACGCGCAGGACGTGGGCCCCAACCCGATTCTTACCGCCGAAGCCGACCGCGGCGACGTAGTTGTTCTGCTGGTACGGGAACCGGCTCATGGGCTCGCCCTGATTGATCAGGCCGCGCAGCGCCGGCTGGGGGTACTCGCGCAGCGCCAACGGCTTGACCGCCGCGTCGATGGCGACGTGGACGATGTACCCGCTGGGGAGGCTGCTCCACTGCACGATGTACGTGTTCTCGTGCATCCCAATGTAGGTCATCGTGCTCGCCAGCGGCAGGTTGAGCCCGGGGGCCTGCAGCGGGTCGATCGTCTCGTCGCCAGTCGCGGGGATGACGCTGATCATGTTTCGCGTCGCGGGGGCAAAGCCAGCCAGCAGGCGGATGGCCGCAACCTGATCGGACGCCACGAACGCCACGATGCGGCTGCCGTTCTGCGGGTGCTCGATCAGATCGTTGTAGATCGCGGTGAACGGGTTGGCCGCATCGGAGATGGCGGCAGCCTGTGCGCTATAGTGGCTATCGGTCGCGGCGCCGTTGCTCGACTGGTAGACCACGTCGTCTCCGTTGGCCAGGCCGTAGACGGTCAAGTCTTCGCCCAGGCGGGGGTCGGTGAAGTTGAAGCCTGCGCCGTTGTAGAACAGCGGCGCCAGCATTTGACGACGCACCCACTTCGCGTAGGCCGAGACCATCTGGTCGAGGCTTTCCGCGAAGTCGCGCAGCGTCATCTGCTCGAACGTCCAGAAGTTCCAGCCTTCGGCGGTCCCTCCCTTGAACAGCGGTACGCCGGCGATGTACGAACCGCCGCCCTTCACCGGCTGCGGGCGACCGTTTTCGTCGAGCGCCTGAAACTCGTTGTCGGCACCGAGCCGGACCGCCAGCTGCGACTTGGTCGTCGGGTCGGCGAAGACGCGGACGTGCCGCTGGATTTCCGCATTGGCGGTGGCGACGGTCTCGAGCTGGGCCTCCAGCAACGCGACGCGGTCCACCTCACTGGCGATCACGTCGCCGTTTTCGTTCAGGTCGAGGTCCTTTTCCTGCCAGATTCCGTAAATGGGCATGGCGTGTACTCCTAAAGGGGTGTTTGCGGGTCGTGCGGTACTCGCCGCCGTGCCCATTTGGGTTAATGGTTGTTAGTTCGGGCAGTCGATGCGGACGTTCTTGTCGTACGCGGTCCCGGGCGCGACGGCGGTGCCTTCCAGCACGCGGCCGACGACGACGGACGTGGTGCCGGCGGTGTCCGCCAGCGTTCCGGTATCGGAGAGGTAGAGCGAGGCGTTGTACGCCTGCGTCACGGTGTAACCCGAGACGACGCCGTTCTTCATGCCGGTCAGGGCCTCGCCCGCCTTCACGGTGCGGAGTGCCAGGCGAGCGCCGGCGGCGTTCGTGGCGCTCGTGGCGAGGGACTGAATCCACTTGCCGCTCGTGTCCTTGCGAACGAACGTGCCAGCGGTGATGTCGGCAGCGGCGACGCCGTTGTCCTGCTCGCCCCATTCGACGACTTCGATTCGACCTGCGGTGGTGGTGGCTACGGTGGCCATGTGAGACTCCTAAAAGTGAGGGTTAAAAGCGGCTCGACGCAACGCTTGCCGCGCCGCCGTAGCCATTGGTTCGCCTGGGAATGTTAGAACCCGCCGGAGCCTTGTGGCCGTGGCTGCCGGGCGTGCCGCCAAAGCCGCTCGGGCGTGGGTTGTCTTTGATGTATTGGTCGCAGGCGGCCTTGACCGCCTTCGCGATGGCCGATTGGTCGGCGCCGGGCTGCAGGTCGAGCGTGGGCCGCACGTACCGCTCCGCCACGCCCGCGTAATCCTTGCGCGTAGGGTCAGCCAGGTAAACGGCAATCTCGCGGTCGACGGCCTTATCGTGCCGTTCCTGCGCGAGGTCGCGTTCCAGCGACTCACGCTTCGTGCGCTCGTCGGTGGCGACCTTCTCCCACTCGCCCTTGGCCTCGGCTTCCTTCCGGTCGCGTTCCGCCTTGTCGGCCGCGGCCTTGTCGGCGGCGGCCTTTTCCCACTTCGTGCGCTCGGCGGCGATGGCCGCGGCGATCTTCGCGTCGGTGTCGTCGGCCTTGGGTGGCTCAACGGGTTTCCCGGCCGGCTTGTTCTCTCCCTGCGACTCGCCCCCTTCATCGGGCGTGTCGTAATGGATGGAACCCATCAGGCTACGGTGGAACGTGTACGGGTTGGGGATTGGCTTGAACATAATTGTTTAGGGGTGAACGGTTAGCGTCGATACTCAACGCGGCAACGGCATTGGAAGGAACAGCGGCGCCCACCGGGCAGGATCATGTCGTCTATCGGAATCCAGCCAGCCTCGGTCAGTTCGACGCAACCGGGCACTTCCGGCGTCCCATCGCTGCAGGACTCGCTCGCGGCGTCGAGCACGTTGAACGCGAATCGGTAGCCGACGGCGACGTGGGACGCGTACCGCGACGCCTCGTACTGCTGCCGCGCGTCGGCGGCGTAGTACCCCGCCCTTCGGAGTACCGCGTCAGGATCGGTGTAAGTCCCGTCGGACAACGCCCGGGCGAACACGCCAAGGCGGACCAACGCGAACGCGAGGGCGGCGGCAAGTCGGCGGTCATCTTCGTCCGTCAACTGCCCCACGCCCCCGCCTGCCACGGCTGCGAGTGCGATTTGGTAAGCAATGAGCGTGTCGCGCATCGCCGATTGCCACTGCGACAGCGTGATGGACCCAGCCATCATCGCCCGCGTTGTGCGTTCGATCTCGGCGGCCATCGCATCGCTATAAGCGTCGACCGTCGCCTGTACCGCGTCGGGCAGCACGAGGCGGCGGGTGCCGATGCCGTAACGCTGTTCATCCCGAAGGAACCACCACGCGGGCGGTTGCGGGGGGACGGCTTGGCGGACGGCGTACAGCGTGGCGTCAATCATCCCCGCGTATTCGGCGGGCACGGCAGCGGCCCACGATTGGCGGGCGGCGTCACGACGTTGGCCCAGCAGGAACGGCAACAGGAATAGCCACTCATCCTCTTCCCGATCGGCCTCGGGCGTGCCGACGATCTCAAGGTCGGGGATGGCGAGGGCTTCGGCCATTACATCTCTTCGGAGGGAATCGACCCCGGCCCCGCCTTGCGGGCGATGATCGTCTCGACGTCCTCGACCGGACCGCCGGCAGCGACGGTCAACCCGGCCTGCGGGTCGGCCAGCTTGGCGAGCGCCACACCGTCGGCGATGTCGCGGGTCCGACGGGACGTTTCCAGTTCCACCTGCTTCAGCTGGTCCCACATCGTCTGCGGCAATGCCGCGCGAGGCTTGAAGCTGCCATGAAGCAACCTGCGACGAAACGCAGCGTCGGCGGCCTGCGCCGTCCCCACGCCCGTACCGTAATTGCTGATGCCCAGCAGGATGCGCCAACTTTGGGCGATCCGCAGGGCGTCCCACAGTGAGGCTTCGTAGCGGGCGCGGGCCTTGAGGATCAACTGTTTGACCGGCATCAGCAGGTTGCTGATGGATTCGCCAGACAGGCCGCTGAGGGCCTTCATGTCGGCCAGGACCATCTCGGGATAGTTCCGCATGAGCTGGCCGATCAACGACAGCCAATACTCGCGGGCCTCGCCCTGCTGTAGCTGCGGGACGATCGCCTGCAGGAACGGCGTCGGATCGTCCTTCTGTAGCTTGACGTACTTCGCGTAATGGCGGCCCATCATGAAGTTCTTGGGCGGGTCGCCGGCGCCGGCCGCCAGCCATTCGGGGTAACCGTGGTCGTAGACGCTCCACCCCTGCGCAGTGGCGATGAGGTTGATCCAGTCGATCGTCTGCCACGCGCCGTAGTGGGCGGGCAGGCCGCGGTCGCTGTCGTCGTCACCGACGTGCATCGCGATGACGATCGGACAGACGCCCAGGCGGTTCACCTGCTCGGCCGGCGTCAGTCGCTCCACGCCGTCATACTTGAGCGAGAACGACGTTTTCGTCAGTCGTTCCTCAACCTTCACGACCCGGCGTTTCTCGCCCAGTTCACCGTTGAGGATCTCATAGGCCAGCAGCACGTCGACCGCGTGCCCGCCCTTGTCGGTGTCGTAATCCTTCAGCCGCCTCGGATGCTCGAATTGGATCGTCACCTTGCGCCGGGAAGGGTCGACGGCATCGTCGCGGGCGACGACGCGCTGAATGCACGTCCCGAGGTTGGCCAGGTAGTTCTGGTAACGCTCCTTGGCGATGTCCAGTTCCGAGTCCTGCCAGATCGCGGTAATACCATCGCGTAGCGCGTCGCTCGGCGGTTCGCCCTTGGCGTCGTCGGCCAGTTCGATCTCGTCACCGAACGCGCCGCTCAGGCACGCTTGATAGGGGTCGACAATCGACTTCGTCGTCACCTGCGCGACGATCTTGGCCGTCTTGTCGTTGTCGTCGGTGCAATCCAGCCCGGTCAGGTCCTGGTAGATCGCGTCGAGTAACCCGCCCTCTTGTCGCGTCCGGTAGACGCTGCCGTGGTAACGCAACTTCCACTCGGCGTAATGGTTCGCCCACGACTGCCAATCCCACAGGAACGGCTGGTCGCGGAACCTCGCACCGTTGTGCATCGCCGTCTCGGTGCCGTAGAAGAGTGGGGAAGGCATTGGATCGGGTTAACGGCGGTGGCCGGCGGCTGCGAAGGGGTCGTGCGGGATTGATCGGCCACGGACGGACTTGAAGGCGTCGAGGTCCCAGGGCTTGCTTTCGTCGGTGAGGAACGCATACGCACCGCTCGCCCCGTCCCCTTGATCGTCGTGCGGCCCCAGCGGGAACGCGATCAACTCTTCAATGAAGTCTTCGTTCCATGCGGCGCTTTGCACGAGGAACACGTCGCCACGCTCGCACGCGGCGTTGAACGGGCCCGACCGCGTCAATTTAGAGTTACGGGGAATTCCGGTGAACCGGGCGTCGAAGCCGTCCAACATCCGCTCAAAGTGCGACTTGACGATCTTTCCGGACGCAGCCCCTTCCTGTTCGATGCGAATGGCCACGTCGCGGCCATCGGTCATCGCGTATTGCTTGATGCGATCTTCGACCACCTTCGCTGAGACGCGGGCGCGATGAACGTGAAGGATGTAATAACGGCCATCGGCCGTCCGCCCCATCTTCACGCCTGCGAGCCAGTCGGGGTCGTCGTTGCCATTCTCGCCCTCGGCGGTAGCGGCCAAGTCCCAGCAGCGGACAACCTTCGTCAGCTGCGGGACGCGATCAGCCTCGATGACCTTGAACCACTCACGCTTGAAGTAGCCGCCCTCGGGGTCGGTCGGGCGCTGCTGGAAGAGCGCAGACCACGTACGCCCTTGCTTGCGGAACGTCTCGAAGTGGTCGGCGGTAAACCATTCCTTCCACAAGCGTTCACCAATGGATCGGCCCAGCGGGTCGTCAGCGCGCTCGGCGATGGCCGGTAGACAGATGACGTGCCACACCTTGCCGTCGCGGCACCCGATCGGCCCCGACTCGCCCGCCCATCGCTCGGGCAGGATGCGCCCGGCCAAATCCTTCTTGTTCCATCGCGTCTGGACGATGATCTCGAATCCGCCGGGAATCAGGCGGGTCCGCAGATCGTCCTGATAAGCCTCAAGCGTCTTCTTTTGGATCGTCTCGCTGTCGGCTTCCTCTCGCCCCGCTACCGGGTCGTCGATGATGATGCCGTGCCCGCGGTTGCCGGTCAGACCGGACAGGATGCCGCCGGCCATGAACTCCGATCCGTTCGACAGCGACCATTGGTCCGCGGCGCTCGACTCATCGCTGATCGTAGCGCCGAAGATCGGGACATAGCCGGGGGAGCGGACGATCTGCCGGGCCCTGCGGCCCTGCTTTCGGGCGATGTCGCTGGCGTAGGATGCTAGGATGATCTTGGAGCCAGGCCGCCAACCCATGTACCACGCGGGGAAGACGACGCTGGTATACGTGCTCTTAGCCGAGCCGGGCGGCATGAACACCATCAGCCGCTGAATCTCACCACGGGCCACCTTTTCCAGATGGTCCAGTAGCAGCAGGTGATGGGCGGCTAACGTCGTCTCAACCGGCTCGAACAGCCAACCCGTCGGGTCTTCCTCGGCGGGCTTGCCGGGAATGTTGACGGCGTTAGCGAACCCGGTCAGAGACGCCCGCGCCCGCCGGCGCCTCAGCAGTTCCCGCGCTGCTTCTTGTGGCGATACGGATAAGGTCGTCGTCGCTGGCACGGTTCACGGTGACGGTTACAGTGGGGCTGCCCGGCTCTTGCACAATGCCCAGTATGCGGGCCAGCAGTTGCAGGTACGGGGCGGGGTTGTGCGTCTCGATCTGGCGTTCGATGACCGTCACCTCGCCGCCCTGCTCGATCCCCCTCTGCTTGTACTTTCGGATCTGGACGAACGCCCCCATCCGCTCGGCCTGGCGCCAGTCGATGACGGGCTGTCCCTCAGCATCCAGCGTGAGGAACGAACCCATATTCGACGCGGCAAGAGCGGCGGTCATCTCTCGCACCCAATCGGGACTGAGATTGGCGCGGGCCAGGCGACGCCCTATCGCTTCCCTAACCTTGACAAAACTCAACGTACGGGAGGCGGTCGATTCGAGGTTCCGGCGGTTGTCCGCGGCATAGCCAGCCATCTCGGCGGCCTTGGTGGCGTTACCGCCAGCGGGGCCAATGATGGCGTCTACGAACAGGCGTTGCTTGACGGTTAGGCCCTCATCGTCCCACGCGCCGTCGTCGACTTCCGGCCTCGCCTCAACATCCGGCAGCACGTACGGCTTGACTTCCGTGGCCTGTACGAGCTTCTTGGTTGTTCGCTTACCGGCCACGTCTTCACATCACTTCCAGGGGGTCGAGGGGTCAGGCGACGGCTTCGAGGCGATGGGTACGCACCCGGCCACGGGGGCAATGCCGCTGGCGTTCCAACCGTGGATACTTCGACACGGCGGCGTGCCAGTGTTGGCGGACGGTTGATTCGTCCTTCTCCATCACGGTGGCCACCTGACGGAACGACGCGCGCTCATGGACGACCAGCAATGCCACGCGGGCCTGTAGCTGCGTTAATCCCGTCTTCATGAGCACGCGAACCATCTACCAGAGGGACGGGTGCGGGGTATCGTTTGGCGTAAGTACAGCAACCGCAAGGGGTAGAAAAATTGAATTGGTACACAACTACGGACACATCATGCCCCACCGGTGGCCGGTAGAGTCAATGTCGCGGCGACGCTTGCCCCGCAACCGGGCGATTCGACGATTGAGACGACGGCGGCGAACGGCAGACATGAGCCCCCACGGGCGGTACTGATTCTGGTACGCGTCGGCTATGTGCCTCAACGGGTATCCGCTGGTGCGACTGAGCAAGTGAACGTTGTTCAATTCGAGGTATGGCCGGGGCGTGCAGAATGTCCTCATCAACATTTCCCGCGCCCGCGCGAACTCAATACCCGGCACCAACGGCGACAGCTTCAGCGTCGGGCAACTCGCCGTCGCCTTCATGTAGAGGGTACTATTCAGCCCAAAATCTATCCGAGGCTTTCCGCTCATCCCATCACCTCTTTCCGTTCTCCGCGTCCCCAATTCCTTACCTCTTCCACGTCGCTGACCGCCCTGCCCAGAACCTCTTTCGGGTCGATCCGCTCGTCCACCTGATCGCCCGTCCGCAGCACGCTGGCCCGGCGCAGGTCCGCAAGCGAATCCCGCTGCTTGTCGCTCAGGGCGGCCCACCACGGCCAGACGCCGACGAACTCGCGCCGTAGCACGTCCCAGCCGCACCGGCGGGCCTGCCAGTAGGCGTAGTGGTCGAACATCTCGGGCGGTGCCGGCGGCCAGTTGTAGTCCCACGCGATGCCGAGGAACGCGGCGTAGGGCGGGCGCCACATGCGTTTGGTCATCCGGGCGACGACCAGCCGCTCGTGGCGCTGTCGCTCCTCCCGGGTGGCCTGCTGGCGTTCGGCGGCCTCCCGATCCTTGCGCAGCTTCTCCAGGCGGCGGATGTCTTTTCGGTTGGCGACGGCTAAGGGGCTTGCCATGCTTCAATTCTACGCTATATCTGGGGCGATTCAATTAAAAACCACTAGGGGTGGGGGTTAGGCGGCCTTTTCCTGCCCGTCGTCGCGCGAGTGGTAGACGGATGGGCGGATTTAATCTGGGTAGTATGAACGAAATCATCGACCGTAAGCATGGTAACCACAGAGAGATATAACAATGTATATTTAATATATACTCATATTACTTATTCTCTTTCTATCTTTCTCTCCCTGAAAACGAGGACACCTACAGACTCTCTGTAAGAGACTCTATAGGTGAGTAGTATTTAATTAATCGGAAAAAGGGAAACGACCCCTATGAGTATATATTAATTACGCGGCCACATAAACCGTTGCTGGTGCGCCCCTTGCGGCCTTTTTCTGCGTCTTAATGATTCTAGCATTAATTACTAGCTCGTTCAGAGCTTCGGTCCGTACGCGGGGCTGCATACCTTGGGTGAGCCGGGACAGCTGCGTGGTGGTGACCCCATCGGCGCCGCCGGTCCGAATTGCTTTCAGTACGCGATTGATCTCGCGTCCGAACTCTGACGACGAAACGTTATCTTGAACGGAAATGACGAGTTGGGTGACGAGGTGTTCGACCAGGGCAACGGCGTACGCTGCCACGTCGGCCGTGACGCGCGGGGAGGTGTACTCAATGCCGCAGGCCAGGATGAGTGCGACCTTGCGAGCATGTTCGACGGCCCGTGACCAAAGGGCGTCCAGAGAACTCGAGCGATGGGCAGCTTTTTGGTCCCGGCATCGAACGACGAATCGACGGAACTCCGCTTCTGCGTCCGGTTCAAAAGGGACCAGGATGGGATGCGTGCGAATAACGGCGTCGATATTGCCAGTGTCAGGCGGTGCCGGCAGCCGTCGGACGTGCCATGCTTTTACCATCGCGAGGATTTCGGAGGGAACGGCCCCGGAAACAACGTCGTCATGTTCCTTCGGATCCGGGTCATCCGACTCGAAGATGATCATGCGGCCCAGAAAGCCGTCAGCGATCTCGTCGGGGGAGAGTCCGTCGTACAGTCGCCCTGGGACGGTTGTTCCATACAGGCACACGTTCGGCTGGTCGACCTTCTTTCGCTCGTTGTTCTTTCGGTCCGCGAAGTCTTTGCCCAGCAGGACGGTGTTAGCGGAAGAGAACATCTTGGTGAGCAGGACCGGAATGGCGCGCTGGTAGTTCTGAGCGTACTTACTCATGGTCGCGCGGATCATGTGACCGATCTCGTCCAGCTGAAAAAGAACGGTGGGCTGTGCGTGAACGGTGGAGAACAGCGCAGAATCGGACGCGATGTCCTCGCCGCCAAGGATGGCGTCGACGATGCCGGCTTCAGCACAGATTTTCTTGATGCACTTTCGCGAATGATCTTTACCCGAGCCCGAAGCCCCTACGCCCAGGCAGTAGATGTTCGTTCTCAGATCCTGAGCCGTCGCCACCTTTCGGCCCAGCATGGTGCCAAAGAACGCGAGGCTGTTGGCTAAAGCGAATACAGGTTGCGGCTTGTACGCCGTCGCGTTGATCCAGCGGCAAAGTTCGCCGACAAAACCTGGGGGGTTAAGCAGGTCGGCAGGGAAAGGGGAACGATTCGGGAGCGTGGCCGACGGTTCTATCTCCGGCTCGCTCACGTACACCACGGCGCCGGGGTTCTTCGTAAGGTGCGTGCGGGCAACGCTCGCCGCCGTGCGGGCGAGTTCGGCAGCGGACAGCGGAGCAGGGTTGTTCTCGTTCCATCCGTTCAGTTTACGCATGACCTCATGGAGGCTATCACCGGCGGTGATGAACTGCCCGGCCAATGACGCGGCGGCGGTATTGCGTCCGCCAATAGCAACGGGGGAGCCGTCGGCTTTAACGGGGCCGGCCGTGAAGGCCAGATTGCCTGCCGCCAGCTGACCGATCTTAAGTGAACCGGGGCAAAGCCAGTCCGGAAGATCGGCCAGCGGCACGTCATCGGGGTGGGACGAGCTTTCCCATTCGTAATGGTTCCCGCTCATGTGCCGACTGGGCGGCGCCACGATGTAACCCCCTTCCCCGCGGGCATCGATGCCCGGAGCGATCGCGTTGTTCGAGTTGCGAAAGCCGGGGATGTAGTTGAAAAGCAGGTGACGCCCCAAACCGCCGGTTTGTGATTCGGGGGTGTGAGGGAGAAGGCCGTGAGACGTTTCTAACTCGTCCAGGCTCGCGTCGCCGCCATGACGCGGGTCCACGTCGATCACGATAAAGGACAGGCCGGTTCGAAGCCCGATGTTGGCGTCCGGCCATCGCGTCCACCATGCGGTGATCTGCGCGGCGTCCGTCGTCGCGTCAGACAATCCGTTCTTCGTGCGCGGGTGCTTGGCTGGACTGCTGCACTCGCCCTCTTTCTTCCCCTCTGGCCGCCCGCAGCTGCAGCGCAGCTCGCCCGCCTCCCCCACGGGGTTATGCAGTGGGAAGACGAGCCAGCCGCGAGCGGTGTAGGCTAGTGCGTGTTCAAGCAAAGATCGCATGCGGTTTATCCGTTCTGAGGGTGATCGAAGTAATCTCCGGGTACTTTGTCACCTGCCGAACCATGATTGATTCGGTCAGGTCAGTCAGCCGGTGGGCCAGGAACAATGAGCCCATGGCGTCGGCTACCGTGGCTGGCACCGGCTGACCGAACCGGCGTACCCACCACTGGTGGGCCTTTGTTTTGGCGTAACCATCGTGTTCCAAGCAGATGTATTCGCGGTAACGCTCGATCGGAGTGGGGCCGTAGTAGGTAACCCGCAGTGAATCGGGCTTGCCCGGCTTCGAATGCACGTCAACGATCACGCGAGCGACATGCACCCTGAAGGATTCCGAGGATCGCAGGATTGACGCGGAGTCGGCGTGCGCATCATGCTGGCCCTCACGTGGGGGGAACTGATGATGGCACGCGGGGCATTCAACGGCGGCCGCGTGAATGATCTCCTGGCATTCAGGGCATTCTTTCGTGGGGGCTGGTGCAGACGGCTTGCCCTCGCAGACGCTCGATTCTCTCATCCGGATCGCGTCGATCGGGCCGTGTCGACGAACGTTGCCACCGAAGTCGAGAACGAGGCAGTCAGTTTTGCCGGGATGCAGCCGGAATCCTCGGCCAGCCATCTGCACGAACAGCGACGTGCTCTTCGTGGGCCGTAACATCGCGATTAAGTCGATGCGAGTGACGTCGAGCCCGGTCGTAAGGCAGTTCACGTTGCAGACGGCTCGAACGGTGCCGGCATCGAGCGCGGTGATGATTTGATCGCGTTCTCCAGGGTTGGTGTCCCCCGTGACGACGGGTGCCGTGATTCTGTACGAGGCAAGTTCCCGGCTGACGTTCTCGGCATGGGTCACCGAGCAGCAGAAGATCAACCAAGACCCGCGATCGGCCCCACGCGAGACGATCTCGCGAACGGCACCACGGACCATGTCGTCCGTGTTTGCTCGAGCCTCTAGGTCCGACACGATGAAGTCGCCGTTCGCAGTGCCCACGCCGACGGTATCGATGGCAGAAGAGGTGCCTTTCGAGCGAAGAGGCGACAGGTACCCCGCCTTGATGAGCCTCGCGATGTCGGCCTCGTAGCACACCTCATGCAAGATTTTACCCGGTCCGGTAATGAAGCCCCCGGACAATCGGAACGGCGTGGCCGTGAACCCGATCACGATCAGGTTCGGGTTCATCTTTTTGCAATCGTTGATGAATCGGCGATACATGCCCTCCCCTGTCGTGGGGATCAGGTGAGCCTCGTCGATGATCAGAATGTCGAACGGGAAAAGATCGAAGGCCCGTCGATAGATCGACTGGATGGCGGCGATCGTGATCGGTGCCGATTCGCGACGGCGCAGCCCGGCCGAATAGATGCCGACCGGCGCCGCGGGCCAGACCTGCAGTAGCTTTCGTTCCGCTTGGGAAAGAAGTTCCTTAACGTGCGCCAATATCCCGACCCGCGGGGCCGGCCACTGTGGGTGGTTGAACCAGTCGTAAATCAACGACGCAAATACAACGGTTTTCCCGCCAGCCGTCGGGATGACGACGAGCGGGTTTGTGTGCTTCTCCGCGACGTGACGATTCACGGCGTGACGAGCTTCTAACTGGTAGTCCCGAAGGATCATACTTCGTTCATCCTCGCGACGGTGGCCATGCGATCCTGTCGTTCGGACCACTCGTTAAATCGTTCGCCGATGCGGACGTGAAGGATCTTCGACGCGGCCAGCTGCGACATGTCAGCGTCAGTCAGGTCGAACGCCGTTGCCAGCATGAACGCTGGCCGGCCGTACCCCTGCCAGTACTCGCGGTACAAATTGACTTGTCGAAGCATGGCGCCAACGGAGGTCGCCCGGGACTTCACTTCGATGATCAGTTCTTGGTCGAACGAGCCGGAAGATGACTGAAAGAAAATCTTGTACAGCACGTCGAGAAAACCGATGGTCTGCTTGTAGCTGCCCTGTCCTTTTGTGAGTGGCACTTCGGTCGCGCGAGCCACGGAGCGGACCGTGACTGGCGCGTGAGCGGGAATCATTGCAGCGACCTGCGTGGCGACGTCCGGCGTCATCAGGTACTGGCAAATCCGATCGTGCAGCCCGTCGGCCTTGTCGGGGTCGGCGAACCCAAGATTGGCGATCAGTGTCCTATCCGTCGCTCGCACGGTTCCTCCTTGAAAAGCAGATATGTTGCTCACTGCAGCACCTCCACGACTTCCCCGCCCAGCGTGGATTTAGCATCTTCCACTGCCCCGGCACCGACGAGCGAGGCTGGGAGGATGGAGAGTTCGACGGAGCGATAGCCGGGGGTCTGTTTCGTGTTCCGCCACGTCGTGCCGTCGAGATTGCGATATTCCACCCAATCGCCGTCGGGCGAGTAGCCAGCGTCGATTGCCTCGGCGAACGGGATGGTCTCGGGTATGAACAGATGATCGGGGCACGCGCGGGCCTGTTCGGCTTCAGCCAGTACGCGGTTGTGTTTGGCGCAGGTCCACGCCCCCCGGCCGGTCATCTCGGCCGTCGCGTGGACGCACGACCTGCAGGTGACGGCGGGCAGTTCTTCCCCAAAGCATCGCGCCCGGTGTGGGCAGTAAACGCACGGCGGCTTAGCGGCCGATTCGGCAATGCGTGCCGGCGGGTTCTTGGCGGCCACGACCTGCCCAGCAAAGGAAAGCAGTCGTTCGGCGTCCGCACGTACTTCTTCGATGCGAAGCCGCTCCGAATAGAGCTCGTCTGTGTCTTTGTTCACCGCCAGGTACAGCCCCCGGGGCAACTCGGCCAGGAGCATGCCGACCGACAATTGCGCGAAGTGCTCCGGCTTGGCTTCCCGCAGGCCTTTACGGCGTAGTTCCGTAAAAGACTTGTTCGAGTGCGTCTTGAACTCGCAGGCGTGCCACGCCTTTCGGGCCTCGGGGACGCCCAGGGCAGCGCCGTCGATCTTGCAGACGAAATGCCCGGCGACGGCGGTGTATTCGAACTGTTGCCCGGTCGCAGGGTCGACCGTGTGAACCTCCGCGCCGATGGTCCGGAGGTTGGCCGCGAATCGCTCCTCCGCCAAGTGGCCGGTTTCGAACAGCCGAAGCATTCGGCCAGCGAAGGCTTCCTTCCCGGCCCAGCGGAAATCGAACCAGAGCTTTCGCGCGCACGGATGGCCGATCTGGGACGCGCCCAGCCGTTGCGATAGGCGGGACTTTTCCGCCTTCTCATATGCCGCGTATATCGCGGCGACTGTGGCTGAATCTTCGGGCGGTTCGGGTAACTTCGCCATGCTTTCTCCTGCTAAAGCCGGCGGTGACTGTTACGCCACCACCGACCGAAAGGGGGACGGTTACGACGCCTTTCGAGCCCATGGCGGTTTGCCGGTAGACGCCGCCGCGCCCGCTGCCGCAGGCTTGGCGACCGGCGGCACGGTGCTGCGCGGCGCCGTGGCACCCGATAGGCTCGAATAGCCCTTGATCTCGTTGCGCGGCGAGTACTGCCCATCGCCCGGCTTCACGATGACGTGAATGATGCACGGGATGTTGTGCAGCTCCGCCGAGTCCGAAACCCGCAGCTTGCCGACGGCGTGACAGATGGCCGACAGGTCCTTCCGGGCGATCTCGACCGCCGTCGCGTTTGGGTTGTCCAGGTTGAGGTTCGACCAGACCTTACGGCCCTTGAACTCACCGTCGGTGATGGTCCACGTCATCGCGAGCCGCTGCCCGGTGCCCGCGGCGGTGGCCTTCATCTCCGATTCGGTGATCATCGCTTCGTACTGGTCGGGCGGGATCGGCGTCATCGGTGCCGAGGGTTCCACGTTGTTCGCGTCAAAGTCTAAGTTTGCCATGATGTTTTCCTTTTCTGAGAGGGTTACAGTGTCCGTGTCCGTTTCGGGGCTCACGCCCCGCGTCACGCGGCCGGTGCCGCCTGCGATGCCTTGGTGACCTCCGCCATGAACTCTTGCCAGTTCATGGGGATCTCGTATGGCAGTTGCCCGTACGCGCCACGGCCGCCGCCAGGATGCGCCGGCCGTTTTTGCGTGTAGATCTTTCGCTCGTTCGTGCTCGTAGCGCGGCTCGCCTTTTTGTTGAACCCCGCGTCCTGCTTGTTCACGATCGTCTTCACGTTCGCGAACAGGATGGAATCGGCCCAGCGAAACAAGGCGTTGCTGGCCTTCTCCTGTACATCGAACAGGTAGGTGTCGTACGGGTCCGCGAGCGGATCGTTAAACACCTTTACCTTGACGTGCCCGATGATGATCGTGGCCATGCCGCGTTCCTCGCGAAGCGCGTCGAGCCCGTCCATCAGTTCCTGCCAAAGCTTCAGGGCCTCCACGTAGCCCTTGCCGAACCCGCCACCGACACGCTCGATAGACGGGACACCGGCGTTCGCGCACGTCTGTTCCCAGACCAGCCGCTCGAGCGTGCTGGCGGAGTCGATCACGACCGTCTTGTGATCGTGCTCCTCCTGGTACAACACGCGGATCGCTTCGAGCACGTCCGCGTACGACCGGGCGGTGGGGAACTTCGCCACGTCCAGGTCGTCGATGCCTTCCTCTCCCTTGATCGGAATGAAAACAGGATTCTCGGCGCCGCCGGCGAACGTGGACTTTCCGATCTTTTCCACGCCCAACAGGACGATGCGAGGGGCCTTCAAAGCCCGTCCCTTACTGATGCTGGCCAAACTGAGTGCCATGCTGTCCCTTCCTTTCAAACTTCCCGCCAGCCGTTAGGCCGCCGGGTCGTCGTGTGCGGTGGTCGCTTGTCACAGTCGTGCCGTCCGCCCACTGGTTGTGTCGATCTAAGAGCCACCGCCGCGGGTTAGGCGGCCGTGGCCCGCTCGTGGGTTATTGCATCACATCCATCGTGACCAATCCGCCCGCGGGCTTTTCCGTTTCAACCACCTGCGCCGCTGCCCTGTTCTCGCGCCGGATGGTTCGGTAGACCTCTTCGCGATGAACGCCGACGTCTTTCGGGGCAGTTATGCCCAGCCGCACCTTGTCCCCGCGGACGTCGACGATCGTGATTTCGATGTCGTCGCCGATCATGATTCGTTCCAGTCGTTGTCGTGATAAAACCAACATGGCGGCGTCCTTTCCGGTTGATCCCCTCAAGTGCTGGCCGGGCCGTGGGTGTGAGCCCGGCCAGTTGGGGAGGGGGAAACGTTGCTTCGTTACTCGAACCGGTCGCCCGTATGCTTTGCGTCCCACTCCGCCTGCTCTTGCTCGTCGGTCTTCAGCTCCGGCCGGTCGATGTCGTCCATCAGGCGATTCAGGCACCGTGCGATGTGCTCGGGGTGGTAGTGCTCCTCCAGCCGGTGCCGCCGGACGACGACCGCGGCCTGCTCGAGCGTGGGCCGTTCGGGCGCCGGCTGGTGGATCGCGGTGGTTTCGGTTTGTTGTTTGGTCATGTTCAGTCTCGCTGGTTTGTTGTTGATGCCGCTGACGATGTCCGCGATATGGTCGATCAACGCAGCCGCTCCGCTTCCGCATGCCGCGTCTTCACGAGGTCCTTCTTCAGTTCCAGCAGCCGCGTGTAGATGCCGTCGGCGGTGTCGGCCTCCAGGTCGTCCATGATGTCGGTCAGCTCGTCGGCGATATCGACCCGCGCGCACCATCGGCGGTCGACGTGGACCTTGTCGGGCTGGTACGTGCCGAACGCCGGGACGAAACTCATGCGGGGCTCTCCGCTCTCGTCAGCGAATGCCGTTGACGACCATGGGCTGTGGGGGTTAGTGTCGATCATGTCGTACCTCTCTGTTAGGTGCGGCCGTGCCGACGGGTGCTACTAACACCGCGTCGGTTTTTGTTTGCCCTGCCGGAACGTCCGGGGAGGGCCTTCAATCGCCCCACCACCCCGTTAAGGCTGGCGGGCGAACACGTGGAGTCGTCCCTACACCACCTTCATTCGCTGCCGGGGCAGGTTCGCCTTGATCTGCTGCAGCGTCACAATCGCGTCCGATGCCAACGCATCAATCTGCTCGGATTCCGGCACCGTCACGTTGTTGTCTTCCGTCGCCGCGTGAACCGCCTTCAGCGTGGCGTGTGCCTCGCCGTTGGCCCTTACCGCGTGGGCCAGCATGTCGCCGCCGTCCGAGTCGGGCGCGAAGCAGACGATCAGCCCCGTGCTGGCGAACGCCGCCTGCCCGACGTGGAGGCGGACGTCGCTCTGCATGCGCTGCAGCCACAGGTTGACGGTTCGGTAGGTGGGGTCGGTGTTGCCTGCGAGGTAGTTGTAGACCGTGCGTTCCTCGCAACCGGCCCAATGCGCCAGCTGCTTCACCGTCAGCTCGCCCGCGTCGATGTAGTGCTGTAGGGCGGCGACCAGCGATCCGAAGTTCATTGCGTTCTTAGTCATGGAAGTGAAATCCGTTTCGTGGGCCTGCGGCTATCGTTAGATGCGTTACTTAGGCGGCGGCGTTCGGGTTACGAGCGTCGTTGGCGCTCACCGGTTGGTTGCCGGTGGCGGTGAGCTGCGGCCGAAGGGATTCCAGTTGAACGAATCGCTCTTTGGCCACGTCGCGCAACGTCTTCGTGAGGGTCTTGTGGCCCCGGCGCTGTCGCTCCGCCTCAACCTGTCGCTCGAACTCTTCATCACGAATGTTGATTGCCATGATGAGGCGATTATGTAGCGATTTAGTACCGAAGTCAAATATATTTGTAGCGATTTTGTATCGCATCGCTACGCATTGTTGCCTAAATCGTTACAGTGTCGTAACTAATGAGGGAATGCCGGTGTTTGGAGACGCGTTCAATAAGTTGGTCACCGAAGAATTGCGGTGGTCGATCCGTCGTTTTTCGGCACAGACAGGATTGAGCACCAGCACGTTCAATCGCATCAAAGCGATGGACTCGCCTCGCGAGCTCTATCCTTCAACGGTTGAGAAGATTACTGCGGGGCTCGGGTGGTCAACCGCGGAGTTCAATAGCTGGTGGGCCGGCGTGCAGTACGGCGACCCCGTGCGACGGCTGCGAGCGCGCATGATCGATATGCGGGTGAGCGTCGAACAACTGGCCGACGCGACGCAGCGCGGCTTCGATGCCGTTGGCGCGGCGCTTGAGAATCCGCGCATCATGAGCCGCGAACTGTTTGAGGAACTGAGGGCGGCGCTAGACCGAATCGGTAGGGAGCGTGCGGAAGGGACCGCCAAGCCCAAGGGGGACGCGGGGGCGGGCGGGAAGTCAAAGGCGGGGTGAGGGGCGAGGGGTACGGTCTTAACTTTTTGGGAGGGTTATGTCTGACAAAATCGGCCTGAACGCGTACGTGGTGAAGATGCGTAAGCGCATGACAGCTTCGGATCTGGAAAGTTCCCTCGGTGGCCCGCACGATGCGACGGCAGTGTTCTACGACTACCTGAACCAGCGACGAACTACCACGACGAAGGTTCAGCGAACATCGACCGCGTTCTCGGTGATCCGGCTGGAGAAGGACGAGACGATTCCATCTGTGCATGGCCTTATTGAGTTTGGAGAGTACGGCCGCGCGGCTACGCTGAAGGATGTAGAAAGCGGTTCCACGACACACCGAAAAGGTAGGAACGAAAGCGAGTTCTCCCCCCGTTATTTTCGAGCCCACTTCCCGAACGGGCGAACGCGCGGTGTGTTCCTCGTTCAGCAAAATGGCAGCGACAAGACCAAGGCTACGATCGAGAACGACCTTCGGTCTTACTGCGAAAATTGCGAGCTGACCTTGGCGATGAACCCGCTCACTCACCAGGAGGCGCTGGAGAAGTTTCTAGGCCAGGGCCAGGCCAAGACCCTTCGCGTTACTCGTTATGTTCGGAATCAATTTTCGGACGAGATTCTGAGGGGAATGAAGGTTGATGGCGAGCAGCTGGATCAGGGCGCCGAGGTGGAAATTGTGATTCGACACTCCAATCTGGTCAAGCGAATCGGAGCCGCCGCGCTCAGTGTGTCACAGCGGGCAACCGCCGCAAGGGATCTGATCGAAATCGCTGGATTGGACGGATACGATGATGTTGCGGTCGACGTCCAGCTGGCAGGAAAGACCCGAAAGATGAGTTTGACAAGTGCTGGTGGGACAGCTATGCGATACGACGTGACGAACGATATTGAACTGGACGGGGACGGACACCCAACCTATTCGTCAATAGACACTTACGCGAAAAAATTATGTCGAGACTTGGTGGACAAAATCGTCTAGAATCCATGCCATGACACGGTTCTTCAACATTGGACCGATTGTCTGGGACCATTTCCGTCCCTTCCGTTTTGGGGAGAAACGGCAAACGAGTTTCCAGCACATCGCCGTCTTTCTCGTGATTCCGATCCTATTCGGGGTCGCGCTATCGTTTTGGAAGCCGGCCGGAGCTCGCTCACAGCAGGCCGCGTTCATGACTGCCTACTCCTTGGTGGCGGCCGTGATGCTGGCTCTTTTGCCGGTCGTCCAAAGCATTCTTGGTTTTACCCCTATCGACCGAGAGCGAGTGTTTTTGGAGCGAGATAAGCCACTTTGGAGAGAACAGGTCATTCGCCTTCAGGTGTTACGAGAGCTCTACTCTGAGATCTCGTTTGCTGTCCTAATACTTGTCGTATCGTTGGCTCCAGCTATGGCTGCAGGCGCTAGCGCTCTGCCGCTTTGGGCTCTTCAGGGGTTGAGTGCTTTCGTCTACTCCGTCGGATTCTCTGCTGCGATCGCTTGCGTACACATAATGACCAATGTGTATCTGGTTTTGGATGCGCAAGCCAAAGAGGCGACTCGCTTTCTCGACAAGGCGAACCCTGACGCCGCTCATCCCTCTCAAGAGAATCGGATGTCGAGCGGTTCATCTGCGGCATGAAAAAGGCCGTTCCTCCCTGAACGGCCACTGCGTCAATCTACCCCGCCGCCACCCCGTACTTCTCCGGCTCCGACGCCAGGCAGTACAGCACCGTCGCCCAGAACCGCAGCGGCGGCACGTCCGGATCGCCCGTCAACAGGTGCGGGTATCGTTCCTCAAACGAGCGTACCAGCGCCTTGCGCGCCGCCTCGCTGCCCAGCCCGTAGACGTGGATCAACTTCAGTTCGAACTGCATGGCCGACGTCGGCGTTTCATCTGTCGGTTCGACCCCGCGCCGTTCGATGTCCTCGTGTGTCTGCACCGTTGAACGCGGCGTCCGCTTCATCCGCTCGGGGTTCAACTCCCCTTCCACGTAGATCCCGCCCAGCTGCTCGGGGAACGCCAGCCGCAGCACGCCGGCCTCGGCGCACTTGCCCAGCATCGTGTGGGGCATCGTCCGCCAGCAATCACTTTCCGGGTTCTCGCGTTCGCCCCATCGCACCGTGTGCGCGTACAGGAACCGCTCGCCGTTCAACAGCCGGTAAGCGTACGCGGTGGCGCTGACGAGCCTGCCCTCGCCGTCCTCCGCGAACTTCGTGACCTCGTTGCCAGCGTACTGGCCGGTGCGGTGCGCGATTGTGCGGATGCCCTCGATCGTCAGTTCGAACTCGACGACGCGATGCCCCGCGGCGCCGGGGCAGTCCCGGAATTTGGGGTAGACCGTCCTGCTCCAAGCGTTGAGGTTGTGCTTCGCGCAGAAGTCCAGCATGTGCCGGTATTCCTCGCGGGACAGTTCGGGGAACCGGCTACGGCGGTGCGCCTCTTCCGATTCCGTCAGTACCACCTTCACGCCATCGTCGGAACTCTTAGCCATCACGGCCTCCCGTTGTAAATCCCCATCCGTGGATGTGTTCGGTCTTCTACAGGGAGGGATTATACTCCATAAGTACGGGAAGTGTTAGGATAAAGTCACTTATCCCCACCCTGTCCACCAAGATTGTGTTTCTGGCCCGAACCGGGATAGGCTACGCCCCATGCTCCGCCGCCTCTGGTCGATCCTCGCCACGTTCGCCCGCGACGTCTACGACTTCGCGTTCCCGCCGTTCCACGAGCCCCCGCCGCCCGGCGGCTTTCCCGTCGAGACGCCGAAGAAATCCGAGTAGCCGATTTGCCTCCCCGCCGTTCGTAGCGTATCGTGACCCCGTCACAGTCACCGGAAGCGGGACTTGCGACTGCATACCCCGACCGAACGCCGTCCGCCTACCTCGCACAAGAGAGGTGGGCACGCGATGGAACCCTACTACAGCGAAAACGGAATCACGATTTTCCACGGCGATTGTCTAGAAGTCGCTGATGGGCTGGAGAGTGATTCCGTCAACCTGATCCTAACCGATCCGCCGTACAGCAGCGGAACGCGCCGTGAGGGTGCCAAGGGCGTCCGCAAGAGCATGAACCGTGAGACGGCGGACGACGCGTGGTTCGGGACTGACTGCCTTACAACCAACGGCTTTCTGTGGCTGATGCGAGGTTGCGCTCGCGAGTGGCGGCGACTGTTGAAGCCCCACAGCCACATACTGAGTTTCATTGACTGGCGGATGAATCCTGCGCTGGCCGGTGCGATCGAGACAGCGGACCTGCGACAGTCCGGCGTGGTCGTGTGGGACAAGATGATGATCGGCATGGGCGCGTGCTTCCGAAATCAGCACGAGTTCATCCTGCATTTTACATACGGCGTGGGACGCGAGCCATTCCGCCGGGACTGCCCCAACGTGCTGCGCTACCCCGCGATTCGCGGCGGCCTACATGACTGCGAGAAGCCCGTCGACCTGCTGTCGAAGTTGATCGAAGTGACAACCGACGCAGGCGAAACGGTCTGCGATTTTTTCGCGGGCAGCGGTTCGACTTTGGTAGCCGCAAAGGCTGTCGGGCGGTGCGCGATCGGCATCGAATCGGAAGAGCGATACTGCGAGATCGCCGCCAACCGCCTGCGCCAAGGCGTTCTCTTCGGATCGGAGGTGGCCTAATGGAACGGCTCCTATCGACAACCAAAGCAGGCGAGGCGCTGGGCGGCCTCCATCGTAACGACGTCTGTCGTTTGATCCGCGACGGCAAGCTCACCGCTAAGAAGCTGGTGGTCCGCGGCCGTGGTGGTAAGCCGCGCTACGCCGCCCCCCAATCCTCCATCGACCAGTTCATCCGCGAGATGCCCGACGCGAAGGGCGACGCGCGGCCGGTTCGGCGCGCGCCTCGTCGCGGGAACCTGCGCGACGTGATTGAGTTCGTTTGA